TCTAGACGGTAGGTTGTCTTGTCGACAACCGTCTTTGGATATAACATCCTCAAAGGAGCACTATCATGGTTTCAAACCACAAAGGCGACCTTCGACGAGTCTACACGCACCTAAAGTTTCTCGGCCTTGGCCAGATTTCAAACCTCATCCATCGTGATATAGCTCGATGGATCCATCATAATGGACCCGAATGGACTGTAAAACGACTTAAGGACTTCAAGCAATCCTTTATCCAGTATCTAGCTGGATCTAGGATCACTTGGGAGACTTGGGTTGATCATCACGGTAACGGTCTACCAAAGAGACATTGGAAATCTCTTTTCCTGTTAGGTAAGAAACACCCTAAAAGGACTCAACGCGTATTAAGCGCATTGATGTGTTACACCGCGTTCACATCTCCTAGATTAACCGAAGACCAGCTTAGCAAGGCTAGATCTTCGATATATCAAATAGATGTACCGAATGATACTGATATTATAAACAGATACCTGGACTTGATAAATCCAAGGGATCTACAAATGTGGGGACGCTCAATGAAACTATATTACAAAGAACGTTTCTCATTTGCAGGTTTAAATACCAGCAAGATCACTCTTTCGAGTTCTGGAGTTATGCAGAAAAACCGCCCACATCAGTGGGTACATAGCCTCACGGATTACTTACGTATCAACAACCCTTTTGACCCTATTCTAAAACGAATGGGGCTAAATGGCGTTGGTCCGAAGTTTTCGAGTTACAGGGATTACCCTTCGGGGAAAATCGGTGTAATTCAGGAGAGAGGCTATAAGGCTCGTGTTGTTGCAATGCCAAATGCGGCAGCACAGGTAGCATTCCACCCTCTTCATGTTGCATTGGATAAGGTTCTTCGTAGCTTGTACGAAGACTGTACCCATGATCAAGAAAAAGGGGCAGAATGGGCTTCTCGACAGCTTGCTGCCGGAAAGACTCTACATGCAATTGACCTCTCCTCAGCTACAGACAACTTCCCTTTTTCCTACCAAGTGAATCTTTTAGATAAGATACTACCGGAGGAATTCGAGGATGTTGGTCTGTACCTTTATAGGTTTGTTAAATATAGCAGTTGGGTCGGTCCCGACGGAGACCACTGGGTATATACCCGGGGACAACCGATGGGGCTCTATTCTTCCTTTCCTCTTTTTGCATTGTCTCACCATGCTTTGGTAAGATCACTGTCAAAGAAGAAGACGGGTGGACTGCCTTATAGGATACTTGGCGATGACATCATCATTGCTGATGACGAACTTGCGGATAGTTACCGCAAGGCTCTTCAGGACATGTCTGTACCTGTAAGCGATCACAAGTGTGTGACCTCATCCTCTATTACAGAGTTTGCCGGTTACATGATCACCTCTTCCGGTTATTATAAACCGTTGAAGGTGCCTAAACAAACCTCTAACTTGGACGATTCATTCCTCGAGTATCTCAAGGTAATGGGTCCAAAATACTTGGTATTGCTACCAAGTAGAGTGAGAAGGATTGCTAGACTAGTAGCTCTTATTCCTAAAGAGCTAGGTGGTCTAGGCTGGAACCCTAATGGGATTCCATCTCGCGAGAGATGGGCCTGGGCATTGGGATTGTTAGATTCCGAAGACTGGATTATACCGGATCTTAGAGATCTAGCCCCTCACTTGATCCACGCCAAATCGGTTTATCCGACCTGGACAGAGACTGGTGAGGTATTGCAATTCCTTAGCGACCAGCTAAGGTTGATTAAGCAGAGGGTCTACGAAGACCTGGAAACGCATTTGCGTATGATTCCGGGTAACAGTAGGTCCCTCCTCCACCAGGTGCGCACCGCCAACGGCGATGCTGTTCCTGGATTTACATACGAAGGAATTGTTTCCGACGTACGTAACAACAGATGGCGCTCTAGTAAACTAGAGCAGTGGGAGGCGAAACTGGGTCGGTTAACCAACCCTGCGTTCTGACTCTCG